CAGGATATCTTCTTCGTGATAGCTGATCCTCCGGGTTCATTGCCAGCTGATACTACCAGCCTGCAGAATTGGGCAACCAATGCTAACAACGCAGCAGAAGATGGTCCGGATGGATTGATCACTCACAGCTCGTATGCTGCGGTTTACTATCCTTGGGCGCTTGAAACCAATCTTGATGGACAGAACGTGTTTGTTCCTCCTAGCGTGATGGCACTGACCACTTATGCATACAACGACCAAGTGGCATACCCCTGGTTTGCTCCTGCTGGATTCAACCGCGGACTTGTAAATGGTGCGTTGAGCGTTGGCTATCTCAAGGCAGATGGTACATATCAACCTGTAACATTGAACCAAGGACAGCGAGATGTATTGTATGTGAACAGCATCAATCCAATCAGCTTCATACCAAACCGCGGATTGGTTATATTCGGACAGAAAACGTTGGATCCAATCACTACTACGTTGGATCGAGTCAACGTAGCACGTTTGATTAACTACTTGTCTTACAATCTAAACACTCTGGCACAGCCGTTCTTGTTTGAACCAAACGATCAACAGACTCGCCAAGCTGTAACAGCTGCTTTCAACAGCTTCATGGGTAATCTAGTTGGCTTGCGTGCCATTTACGATTACTCAGTGGTGTGCGATACCAGCAATAACACACCGGCTAGAATCGCAGCCAATGAGCTTTGGATTGACATAGCTATACAGCCAGAGATTGCTATCGAGTTCATCTACATACCGATAAGGGTGTTGAGCTTGACGCAACCTCTGCCAGGTGGGGCACAAACCACAGGCAGTACACAGACTGCAATATAAGCTAATGATAAACCGGGCTAAATGCCCGGTTTATCTTTTTATCCATTGCGATTGATCGCGTTTGATCATTAAATAAATCATGGATGAACAAAAGACGATAGAGCTCAAGAACGATCTCAGTGCTGCTCTTTATACCTATCTAGCTGGCTTACATGTTCAACTAGAAACAAGTGCTAGCACTGAGATAGCCAATGACGTTCTGTTGACAGTTCTCAGCTTGAACCTAGGTCATATAATCGGACAGCTAGATCCGTCGCACCACAAAAAGAACATCAAGCTAGTGAACAAGATCATCAATGATCAGATCACGGAAGTCAGCAAGCTTGCTGATATACAGCATTTTGGAATCATAGGTCACGCCTAATGCTTTCTCATGTTACCAATGAGAATCTCGATTGCGCATTGGTAACGCTGTTCATGCACAATTATTGTAACTACTCCTGTTCTTACTGCAGCCCGATACATCACAATAAAAGCAACAGGTGGCCAGATGATCCTGCTCCTTTTGTAGATTTTTTAGCCAAGGTTAGGCAGCGTAACAAATACACCTACGTGGAATTCTTGGGCGGTGAACCAACCATATGGCCGCAGTTTAGAGATTTCGTGTCAATGGTCAGTGACCAAAACACTTACATAGAATTCAGCACAAATGCATCGCGCAGCTTGCGCTATTGGGATTCATTTGCGGCAGGTCCGATGTATATCATGATGAGTTGGCATCATGAGCAATGCGACGATGATCATTTCGTAGAGGTAGCAAAGATACTACAAGACAAGGTCAGCTGCGGCGTAGCTCTCATGGTAGTTCCTGAAAATTTTCAGAGAGCGAGAAGATTGGCAGGACGATTAGAAGGGTTAAACATCGAGATATTGCCTCGATTTGTGCGTGAGGAAATAGGGTCAACTGTGTTCTTGGGATACACAGACGAACAACGGCAGTGGATAACAAATTATAGATATCTAAAGATGAAACCTCATGCTATGAACTGGCAACTACCAGTAAATCTGCATCTCGACGGTGAGCGCATCAGGTTTCCGTCGATACTTGACAGAGGCCTACATGCCTTCAACGGTATGAAATGCCAAGCAGGGGTTAGACGTTTCTACGTTGATCTAAACGGCGATATACATCGTTGTTCTCGCAGAGTTGGTAGCACGGTTGGAAACATATTTGGCGACTATGATCTACCCAGCAGCGGGGTAATATGTGATCAAGATCTATGCCCGTGCAAGTGGGATGCTCTTGTAGAAAAGATCAGTGTTTAGGATTTAACCAGACAGCGCAGCAGTGGTCTCACACCAACCGGTTGACCTGTGGCTGTTTTAGCTAGGTGTATAGCTTTGGTAGCAGTGAGATCAAAATCGTCGCAGACTTTTTGATAGGCATCACCGTACTTTTTCCAGAAGTATTCTGGGCCTATTTGTTTCATGAATGCTGTACCAATGTGTAGCAAACTCTGGCAATTCATGTTGAAATCGTTCATGATGCTGATAGCACCTTCTGGTCTGGCTCTTGCGAATCTCAGCGCTATTCTATCATTGCCTAGCCCGCCTTTGCTGAGGCTAATAGCAAATGTAGATATAGCCGGATGGTCAAAATCAAAATCTATTCCTCTGCTACAGGATACCCAGGCCCCGTCGATGTGAACTGGTATTCCAAGTACTGCGCAGCGATCTAGTATCTGATGCATCTCAGGATGGACATCGCCGTATGCAGGAAATGGCATTGATATCAACAGCTCTTTACTGGAATCCAATGTTTCAACAGTTGCATATTCTATGTTTTCGTTCAGTCGCCAGTGATATTTGTACTCGTTTTCAAATATCATGAGGCGCTGTCCGCCCACTCTTTGATACAAATCGTCAATGAATTGAGTGCAACCAACGCATGCGTCTAACCTCTGAAACGCGCCATATCCTCGTAGATTGCTCAAGCTATGTCCGTCTAGGTATTCAATGAATGTATCTTTGAAATCATTGAAGATATTTGACGAATCTACTAGATTTTCGTTATACAGCGCACCGTATAGCTTGCGAATGCCGTTGTCGTACATTGGTTGCGGCCTTTCGACCTGTAACCATTCTGCTGTGTACCGTCTATTTGGACCATCTCTCATGGTACAAGTTTACTTGTGTGCTGGGATATCTTATAAATTAACATGGACATATCTTTGGATTTTATATGATGTGGTGCCCTTTACCGTGGACACATCTCGGTGTCAAAAACAACGGAGACCTACGCATGTGCAGCCACAGCCAAAGCGCTGGGCAAGGCAACACATTGCTGTACAAAGGACCAGATATTCTAAGCATAACTGACCTTGATCGAGAAGATGTGTTAAATTGCGACACTCTCAAAGAAGTGCGTCGTACGATCCTAGATGGACAATGGCCTGATCAATGCCGGCGTTGCCAACAAGAATCTTCTATAGGATCTAACAGCCGAGACAAATGGGAAACTGAGAGACACAAGGAAAGTTTCACCAAAGACATGGCATTGAAATCCACTGCACCTGACGGTTCAGTCACAGGTCTCAAGTTCCAAGATTTTGATCTGCGCATAGGCAATCAATGTAATCTACGCTGCGTGATGTGTTTTCCCGGAGAAACGTCTAAATGGTATGACGCTCATCAAGAGATCACAGGCACTGATTATTTCATGGTAGATGACAAGACCTACCATCTAGATACATCTAAAGATGCGTTTGGTTGGTCAAAAGACAAGAATAACATAGACGCGTTGATGAGGGCTTCGAACGGCTTGCTCAAGATAAAATTCGGCGGCGGCGAACCGTTGTTGATAAAGCATCACAGATATCTTTTAGAGTCGCTGATATCCTATGGATATAGCAATAAAATGGAACTTGAATACAGCGTGAACTTGACATATTTCCCTCCCGATTTGTTCAAACTATGGAAAGAATTCAAGAAGATACGCATTTGTGCTAGTGTTGATGCTATAGGTACTGCTAACGAAGCGATAAGATATCACAGCAACTGGGAAAGCATAACCAAGAATTTAACCATGCTCGACGAAAGCGATGATAACATATCAGTTTTCATATCGACCACTGTTAGCCTATTGTCATTGGAACATTATGGTGCTTTATTAAGATGGGTATCTGATCAAAGATTCAAGAAGATCAAAGAACATTTCAGCCATATGGTTTACAATCCCGTTTATTTTAACATCAACATACTAGAGCCCGCGCAGATAGATGAGATGTTCAATTACTCTAGGCAACATATCATTGCCGCGCCCGATCTAACACGTAAATTAGATCATTATGAGAAACTCTATCACCGATATCGTATGTCAGACGACGATGCCTTGGAACATAGGCAGCGGCTGGTGATGGTATGGGATCGTTTCAAGAAAAATCAAAGACAGGATTGGGATGCTATTTTTCCAATAGCAGCAAAGGCTGTGAACGAATGGCGAGATAGATACCATGTCTGATACATGGTGTCCTATACCATGGAATTTCCAAGCAGTTCGCAGCAACGGCGACCTTAGAGTCTGCTGCCAGGCCAACATCACTAAAGATAGAGGTGTGCTGCGTAAATCTGACGGTAGTACCTATAACGCAGCACGCGATAACATGGACGAATCTAGAAACAGCGATCTCATGCGTTCTATAAGACGCAACATGATAGCTGGTGTATGGAGTGAAGAATGTGGTCGATGCCGATCAGAAGAGTCTTCTGGTATGGTTAGCCGTCGCATGTATGAACACGATCGTTGGTCGTTGCGACTAGAGGATGTAGCTAGCCAAACCGCAGAAGATGGGTCCATAAAAGTAGAAAATTTCCCAATAACCTATTATGATCTTCGTTTTGGAAATCTCTGTAACCTAGCCTGCCGAATGTGCGGACCACAGGACAGCACAGGGTGGTATGACGATTATAACAAGCTTGAAGGAAAAGATTGGTTCATCGATACCCACGGTAGAGAGCAGATGACCAAGCATAACGGAAAATGGATTAGCCATAGTTATAATTGGCATAACAGTGATAGCTTTTGGCATCAGATAGAATCAAATGCAGATGCTGTGCAGCATGTTTATATGGCAGGAGGAGAGCCTCTGCTCATAGAGAGACATTATGAGTTCTTGGAACGCTGCATTGACAACGGTGCAGCATCGAACATGAATGTGGAATACAATACCAACATGACCAGCATATCCACGAGAGCATTAGATCTTTGGTCTCACTTCAAACAGATCCAGATTGGTGCCAGCATTGATGGATACGGTAAAGTGTTCGAATACCAACGCTACCCTGCTAGCTGGGACAAGGTTTGGCGAAACATACAGAAGGTTGATCAAGCGTCTGATAATATCAAAGCGTGGTTTGCCTATACTGTAACAGCATATAATGTGCTACACATGCCGGATTTCATGAGATGGAAACTTGAAACAAGTGGATTGAAGAAGTTTAATAACTCCGCATTACAGCCTATAATAACCTATCATATGGCGCATCTACCCTACGAGCTAAATGTGCGGGTGTTGCCCAAGATGGTCAAAAACATGGTTATGCACAAGTTCGACCAATTCTTAGAATGGTTAGAATTAGCAGGCTATGATGATATCGTGGTTAAGAACGCTAATGATATCAAAAACAGCGTGTGCGGTTACATGAATGCTGCGCATACATATAGAAAAGATTGGAATACTTTCAAGTCGGTAACAGATAATCTCGACAAGATACGCAACCAATCTGTGCTAGACATCATACCTGAACTACAACCCTGGATGTTATGATAAGGACAATGACATGAGTTTCTGCGCAGTAGATGACGACCACACCAAGAGCCTATTGGTGATCTGGGACCTAGGCCGCAGATGTACATATTCTTGTTCATATTGTCCTCCGCATAGGCGAAATAATTGGAGTCCGCTAGCTAGTTTTTCAGAACTGGCCAAGACCGCGGACAACGTAGCAAGATACGGTGAGATTTACAACAGACACCGGGCAAAACCATTTAAGATATCATGCAGCTTCACCGGCGGTGAACCAACCGTAAATCCAGATTTCTTCTCATTTTTGGAATACCTCAGTGAGAAGCATCCAGACATGCATAGGACCTTGACAACCAATGGTTTCTATACTGAGAGACGTTTAGAACAGGTCATGAACAACACAACCTTTTCTACCATCAGCTATCACTGCGAAAGCACTGTTGAACAAAAAGCACAGGTGCGGTTAAACATCAAGATAATGCACGAACGAGGTTACAGATTCAAAGTCAACGTCATGTTTCATCAAGACGACGAGTATTTCAAAGAATGCATTGATCTCTGCCAATGGTTTGACGACCTTGGTATCTCGTATACTCCTCGGGTGATCGGAGACGAGGGTACCATAAAATTAGGTCTAAAGGACAAGACCGTGCACCTCTATTCAGATTGGCAGATGGAGTGGTTTAAGCAATATTGGAATCTTAAGAGTTCCAAGGTTCTGCGAGAAGATCAAGCAGTTGCTAGAACCTCTAATCAGCAACAAGCGCAACATTTCAACCAATCTAACACACCTCAACAAGAAAAGAATCTAGTTGGTCAAACCATTGGTAGACCCTGTTGTGGTGGTCGCAAGATGTCATTGCTTGGCGAGGATGGCCAATGGGATGATGCCAAATTTGTCACGGATAACAACTTCCAAGGTTGGAACTGCATGATCAACTGGTATTTTCTTTACATACACCAGGAGATTGATCAAGTTTGGCATCATCAAACCTGCCAAGTGGATCTAAATGGTGAAGTGAATCCAATATGTAAGGTCAGCGAGCTTGACAAATACTGCGACAATCTCGAGTCAACTATTAACCAAACAGGGTCGATACCGTTGATTCGTTGTCCTAAGACGCATTGCGGCTGCGGCTTGTGTGTGCCAAAGAGCAAACGAGATGACATAGCGTTGGGTATTTTCCAAAAGCATACCAATGGTGTCATAAAACCCAACCTGATGGAAATGAAAACCAATTCTGAGGATGGTCAGACTCTGAAACACATGGTGACTGCCTGGGATATTGAAAACGGGCATACGCATGGACACTAACAGGATCCTGATTACCGGAAATCGTGATAAAGGTTTGGCAAAATCATTAGCCAACCTGTGGCCACATGCCACCTTTGCTAGCAGAACAACTGGGTATGATCTCACATCTGATCAGGACCAAGATAGGCTAGTTGATCTGTCAGCTGAGCATGATATTTTCATTAACAACAGTGCGTTGTGGAAATTCAATCAAACTCTTTTGTTGGAAAAGGTTTACAAGCGTGCTAAGCGCGACAAACATGATCTGCGTATCATATGTGTGGGTAGCACCACAGACAGAGCCACAGGCGCTAAAGACTGGATGTACCAGCAGGAAAAGAAAGCCTTGCGAAATTACTGCACTGGCATTTCAATGATGAGCGTGTGGGCAGGCGGTCCACACGTCACGCTGATCAGTCTAGGAACATTGGATAACAATCAAGAAAAACATCCTGATAGGAAATGCATGAAACTAGATGCAGCTGCTGATTACATAAGATGGTTGGTTGATGCCCCGGCTGGCTTGGCAATAAATGAACTTAGCATAGATCCAATGCAGATGGAAAATTGGCATGAATGACGCCCTAAGTCAGTATGATTTCACGCAGATACCGTTTGAACGCATAACACGTTTTGGTCAGCGCACGCTTTTATACAGAGATCTATTCTGCGTGAGCTGGCTACTGGGAAGATACTGCAACTACAACTGTAGCTATTGCTGGCCTTACGCACGCAGCAATACCAAAGATTATCGACCAATAGAACTAAATCTCATGACCATGGACGAGATAAAGAGGCAGAGCAGAGAACGCAATTTCAACAGCTTTCACTTCAGTTTCAGCGGCGGCGAGCCCACTGTATATCCTGATTATCTGCGTCTGTTGGAACATTACAGCAATGATACTGCTAACTGCAATTACCAAAGCGTTCACATGACCAGCAACATCTCTCAGGGCTTGAGATGGTTTGAGAAATACGTTTCGGCTACCAAAGATCTGCATCGTGTCAGTGTGACGGCTAGCTGGCATCGAGAGCAGGGGATCAAGCAAGGCGATCTAAAAGGTCACACTGAAAAGTTTGCCGACAAGCTGGTGTTCCTTCAAGAGAACGACGTGCAGGTTACTGTAAACACGGTCATGGTGCCAGAATGGTTTGATACGCTGTATGCTGAAGCTGAGTACTTCCTCAACCGAGGTATAAATGTCACTCTTAAACCACAGAGCGATCCAACTGCCAGCAAAGTAGTTGATGGTTACAGCAAAGATCAGATGGCTATCCTGCACAATGGCATGCCGCAGAGAGATTTTACTGCTGTTAAAAGCAAGATAGCTAGACCTAAACCAAAGGTCAGCATGCAGAAAATGAGCATCGACAAGGGCGACGATGCTACTGTACCTCAGATAATGCAGGTAGAGTTTGAAGATGATACTGGTAAAAAATGGTACATGGATCAAGCTGAGAGATTCAACGCATTCAACTTTAACAATTTCAAAGGTTGGGATTGTGAGAGCGGTTATCGCAGCATAATCATCCGAGAACCAGACGGTTCTATCAAGCGCAGCTACAGCTGCCAAGATAAACCCTTGGGTTATATAGAAACTGGATTCTCCCTGTTTGATTCTCCCATGCCCTGCATCAGCGATGCTTGTGTCAGCAGTGCTGACAGCAAGATACCAAAGAGTCGACGTTGAGATTTCCTTTTTTAGAAAATAATCAATTGGTTTTAATAGAATATGTTCCAGGTAGTTCTGGCCAACTATTAACGCGCCTATGGTTTGAGCTTGATGCTAGGATAGGTTATGATAATCCTGAGATCATGAACCAAACGCACAAGACTGCGCATCCGGCATCGGGGGAGATCAATCTAGATATACTGTTACCAAAGCGAATGCATGATTGGTTTTTAGACAAGTGTGAACCCGGATCTTGCTACGATTACATGTCATATTTGGAAATTTTCAGTGCGTCGTTGTATGCCCTGCGTTATCGAGATCCTTGCTACGGTGTTGAGAACGAGTTCTATAAATCTCGAGATGCAGCACCAATTGGTAACGTTGTGTTACATTCGCTACACGGCTGGGACCATGTGCTGCCAATTGAAGAGATCAGAGACCATGGTTGTAACGTTAGACTGATCAGGCTGATACCAAATAGTCCTGTTGGTAGAAGGTATCAGTATGCTAGAGCACAAGCATGTTATCCTCTGGATCCTCATAGCTGGCGCAGTTCAATAAGACGATTCAATGCCAAACCAACTGATGATGCTTTTGATTTTGTCTCATTGTTGGTGAGCAAAGACAGCGACAGCATAATAGATTGGTTAGTGTCTCAGATTGGCCAACATTTGCGACAAGACAAATTGACTAAAGTACGCCAGATATTAGAAATCTATTATTCAAGAGTAGTGGATAATTTGGAGATATAATGAGTTTCACATTATGGCAAACTGATAGATCATCTAGAGGATCGCTAGCTGAAGTGTGGATTGATGTAGAAAACAATCTATGCCAAAAATTATATAAAACAGATGGTACTTCGATAACTGGTAAGCAACCCTACCATACAGATAAAAATGAAATCGAAAAGCTATGGAACAATGAAATCCATTGGAGCAGTCGATTAAAAGGAGAATGGCTTTTAGAAACGCTTGAATTCGGAGCATTACCCGATGATGCTGGTTTCTATATCATACAGCCTTATTCTCCAGACCTAATACACTTGTATGAAGGTGGTTTGACCATAAAGCAACACATACCAGATGTGGTTGATCAGATCATAGAAATGTTCAAATTTTTCCAACTACATGATATGTACAAGTTCAATCATGCTATGAGCAATCTAACAGCTGTATCGGGCAAGATAAAAGCCTTTGATTTCAAATATGCGTCTGCAAGGATACCAGCGCATCGACCGCAGGAGATACACTGCATAGATGCTTGGTTATCTAAGATAGATCCAACACTAAAAGAAAAACTGAGACCCTACGTGTGAAAGATATCTTGTTACAACAGAGCAACGCGATCAGAACTTTGGTCTTGCCAGAGGTGTTATCTGTGGTCAATTCCGTGCCTGTGGATTACGATAGCGTAATCAAATACACCACTGGCATTATTGCTTGGCTTAAACCGATGATCGATCTATCCGATTTTAGTGTATATCCAACCAATGGCATTACCGAAGGATTGAATTGGTGGTATGGACGAGAATCTCGATCTGTTGAGATCAATGCTGGAGACTATCAATGGATAGAAAGCAAGACTGTTGGTTCACAGGAAATACATTACATGAGTGTTCCCAGTGCTATAGATGGCAATCATGTTGATATACCAACTCATGTTCCTGTAGCACTAGATATAGCATATGTAGGAAGCACTGCTATCAAGAAAATAGATATTGCAGACAACGTGGAATATGTGTTCTATAGCCTGAGCAAGAGTTTTGGTATTAGGAATGTGCGAACAGGATGGATCTTCACACGAACGCCTGATCGCAAATTAGAAGAATTAGTGTACGGAGCAAAGTATTACAACTATCATGCTCGTAACGTATCTGAAAAAATCATATCGAGTTTTGCTCTTGATCATGTCTACAATAGATTGCGTGATCAGCAAGAGGATATCAGTAGCAAGCTAGAACTACAACCCAGCGACAGCGTCTGGTTAGCAACTACTACTCACGACGATTACCAAAAGTTTCGAAGAAAAGATAACGTGGCGCGATTGTGTTTAGCGCCACTATATAAAACATAGAAGGGATATCAGTCATGCACAAGCCTTGTTACGAATTAAATCTCGACATACCGTCCGATCTAAAATCTCGTGTATCTGATATCTGGGAAGAGATAAAGAACAAGAACAGAAAATATCTGCAACCAGAAGCATTGAAATCTGAATATCCAGACCTTTGGGAGGTTCTTGGACCCTTAAAAGATTGGTTTGCTCCCAAGGTACGATTGATAAACCATGTAGCAGATGAGCTTGGCACATCAGCTATACATCTTGATGTCAATGAACATCTCCAATATGAGAATGTCAGCGCAGATTCTATCACTCAGTGTGCTCTAAACATTCCACTGTTCGAGCCAGTTGGTGATATCACTCGTTGGTGGCGTCAGAAAAATCCAGATATAATCATGCCATACGATTTTTGGATAGGTGATGGCACTGATCTAGCTTCTCACAAGACCAACAACAACAAGTATGAGATGGAATGCATCTACGAGTTTGAAATCAAAAATCGTCCTGTGCTGTTTAGGACAGGGATCTGGCATAACGTTGAGCAGGTTAAACCAAGCATTAGGACCATGCTAAGCTTCCATGCGCACTATACTATAGACTGGGATAGCCTGGTAGATGTTGCCAAGCGCACTGGTTTGCTTATTGAGCCGACTTATTCTGCTTATAACGATTGAAAACTTCATTGCTGGCGTACGGCCAACCAGAGATATTCAATCTTCGGCCTGAGCAATGATCCACAGCATGCATGAATCCAGTGGTGCACAACAGCAATCTATTGCGTCTTGGCAAGATTGAAAAGCCTTCTGCTGTGAAGGCCCCGTCTTGCTCATCGGTCAGATACAGCATGAATACCCAGTCACCGTAGATCTCTGGATCTTCTTTGTGAGGAGCACAAAAACTGTTCTCGTCAAATTCTTTGGCAAACAGATGAACCGGTGTGAGATTCTCTCGATCAATTGGTTTTGAGGTTAGCTGTTCTATCTTATCCAGCAGTTGATTCTTGAGATTGCCATTTTGAATGCCAGAATTGATCATGAACCAGTCATACTCAGTTCGTTCTTTCATAACATGGGGGCCTGATGAATCTAAATGTATGCGCTTGCCCTGATCTATGACTTTTTCCAATTCGCCGAGGTATTCCTCTGACAGGAAGTTATCTTGTATGATAATCATCGTTCTATCAAGAATCCTTTCTCTCTGCAGTATTCTACTGCGCCCTGCCACGTCACAAATGGATGGAAATGGAAACCAGCCATCCATCTTTCCTTGGTATATTTCACCGAATGCCATTGCCCTGTGTTGAACAATATTGGTGGTTCACCAAGCGAGTATTCGTCAACGACTTTCAATTTCATCTTGTGCGCAATGTCTCGATGGGTCTTCCAGTCGTACTTTTTGGCTTCTAAATCAATGTACCACTTGGTTACTGTCGGATCTGGGTCTCCTAGGAGGATGTTAATCGTAGCATTGCGTGCCATGTTAGGTGGTATCTCACCTTCAAAGTGATCCAGTTCATGTGCGTCAATATCAATATGCGGACCATAGTAGGTGTCAGCTGGTGCTCTCAAGAATCTCATGTTATTGAGAAAGCAATTATCAAACAACTCATAAAAACGCGCCGTTTCGGGTCCAACCTGCTTGTAGTTTAGATATTCCGATGCTTGCCACGTTGCTGGCTGGTTTGGATAGAATTCGCGCAATTCATTCTTGAGCTCTTCCAGTCTCGGAAAATCTAGTTCATAGGCACAATAGAACATGTTCTTTATCCTTCATTTTGATACTCTTGGTAAGAAAACCGTATCTATTTTTAGCTAGCTCATAGAATTCCAATTGATGAGTCCATGCGCCAACCATCAAGACTCCGCCGTCGTTGGCATATTTGATCCAGTAATCAGCTTGCTTTTGATTCTCTTCTATTTCCGTGGTTATGTCTAGGATGCAGAGATCATAACCTATCTTCCATGGATAGGAAAACGGAGACGTGTCGAGTATCAATGTCGCATTCTCCATCTGTTGGAATGATTGTATGGTTAGATTGAAATCATAATTTCCATGATACTGTGTTGGAAAATACTTCTTGACTGCTTTCTTCCAATCGTGTTTCTTTAGTCGAGGGTCGATATTACCTTCGGCTTCACCTATGCTATAATCGCCCATGTTTGAGTTTGGTACATGTATGAGCTTGTCCTCATCTATGGTCTGCACTCCGTAGACATGTCCTTGACCCTTTAGAAGTTCGTGGAACTTATAAGACAATCCGCCATAGTATGTCCCAATCTCTACGATGGTTTTTGGTTGATACTCGTCAAATACTTCCTTGAAGACCGGCCAATAAGAGCCTTCATGCATAGTGTACATAATCTTTGTAAACCTTTTCACTTCTGGCGATGAGTTCTTGATGCCTTTCCGGATTGAGCCATCCGATAACAAACACCAACAATCTATTATCGTCGCCTGGCGTTTTATCTACTCCGTGCATGCTGCCGTATGATTTCAACACAAAGCTGTCTGTGGTTTCCGGTACGTGGCAATACTTTTTCTCGGTTATCTTATTGTAAACCAACTGACCGTCTCGGACTTCTGGGTGGCCGTCAGACAGATATAAGCTGCTTCTGTCGCCAGCAATTATCATCCTGTATCCGCATGGTTCGGTCTGTAGCTGATGCTGTCGATAGTCTTCTGTTATTAATCGACAATTATCTTTAGGACCTTTATAGGTGGTATAACTGTCGTCTACGTGTGCAGCAACATCTTGATTGGCCCTCAGTAATTTGAGTAGAGTGATGCTTTCAAATGGAAAATATTCTTTGATATATTCAACCAATTCAGTGTGGATCGGTTTGAGCTTAGCTGGCGCATGCAGGGGCTCGCTAAGAGTCCATTCTGATATGTACTCTTCTTTCCAAAAATAGAAATCTACGTCGGGATTGAACTCATCGAGCACCTTCTGCTTGTGTTCAAACACTGGCAGATCCAATGGCATAAATCTAATCATTTACCGCAGTCCTTTTGACGCCGTTGCCTATATGAATGCGTTTGATCTCATATGGCTTATTGTATATATAATGGATTGTTTCTACGATATCATTAAACTCGATGTCGCCGCCGTAGTTTTCGACGAATCCCAAGCAGATGTTGGTTATGCGGCAAGATCTTGCCAACGCTTGTAGTTCCTCACACATGGAATGTGCTGCTATTTTTTCTACGGGATAGGTTTCGCTCACCAGTTCCCAGCTCTTAAGGCTTACCTTATCTACTCCGATGTTGAAGATGTGTTTTGGTTGGTAGCGCCAGCTATTAAAGATGGCCTTGAGCATGGTAGCTTGTCCAAATCCACCATGTGCGGAGTTGATAAACACATCTATATCGCGGCAGTGTTCTACGATCTTGTCAGGAGAATTGATGTCAAATCCGTTTGTCCTACTGAAGCCCGCAGCATGGAAATGTTCAAAACAGGCTTTGCCTATGCCAGACGTATGTCCTGTGACTGCTACCTTCATTTCAACACCGCAAAAGGACTCTGAAGTTCCTTGTCCGGATTGTTGATGGGATATCCTGCTTGTTTCATATAGAGCAATTCTTTACCACGTCCTAGATGATAATGTAAGAAATTCAAATCATAGTTCTCCAAATGATACGTGTCCTCTGGTTTGAATATTCTTTCTAACGCTGCTTCTACTTCGTATATCTTCATCTCTGGCGGCGGATTCAAGAGAAACTGTGCAAGAGTGTCCTTGGTTATGTTTTTATCAAGTCCAAAATTATAGAATGTATTGAAATACAGCCAAATCAGATAGATCTTCTTTATTTCTGCTAGATCGTAACTGTAACATTCGTAGATCATTTCAAACGTCTCACCATCTGGTAGTATTAGACGTTTGGTCTTGATCTTATATCTGTCTTTGTATTCTTGTTTGGCCATCGGTGTGTTAGGGAGTATGTACAACGGATAACTGCGTGCGAAATCTATACCCAGTTCCTGATGCTTGAATAGAGTATCTGTCCAAGAAGCAGCAGTCTCACCTGGCAGCCCTAGGATCAGTTCGCTGCTAACGCTGACGTCTCGTAGTTCATTCAAGATGTCTAACAGTTTCTCGGTCTTGATATTTTTCCTGTCAATGGTATCCAACACTTCGGGTGACAGCGTCTGCAGGCTGATCTTTACATTGCGCTTCTTATCGTTGAAGTTATCCATAACTAGGTTCATTATTGGTGCCATCCAAGGGCTGCCGTTCTTGGTAAATCCTGCGAATGTCAGCAGCATGTCGTTGCGCTGCTTGTGCTTAACGATAAATTCAATGAAATCTAAATCTCGCTTGAATATGCCATAGTTGGCATCTAACATCTCTAGTCTTTTGACTTTATAGCCGAGGATGTGTAGAAGATTTGCGTAGACACTGTTGTCTTCTAATTGGGTAATCTTGCTTCTGCTAACGCCGCCCCAATCGCAGAACGCACAATGATATGGACAGCCACGGTTTGTTTCGATAGCAACGTTTACGTCCTTTTCCATTATCTTATCTAGGATACCGTCGCTATATGGAGTTGGTATCGAATAGACTGAATCAGCATTGGGATCCAACAGCTTTTCAAACTTTAATTCGCCTGGACCTGTGATGTAATGATCTACGTATGATCTCTTGTATTGCTCTAGGTCATCTTCTGGAACGTTGGGTCCGCCGTAGATTACGATGCCAGTTGGATTGTATGATTTGAATATCTGTGCTATCTTATCATTGGCAACTTGATTCCATACATAGCAAGTCATGCCTAATATATCGGCAGACTTCAACTTGTCGTGGAATTCCGCATCGTCCCATTTGTAGCGATATTCTGGTTCAAGAAATTCATAATGATTGCGTATGAATTCGTTTTTCAAACAATGCGATATGAGACAGGCCACTGGATACGGCGCCCAATCTTCGTAGACTGAAGATATGGTCGTTAGTAGAATCTTACGCTTTGCGTAGGACATATTGATACTGTCCATGATGAAGTTTTTCTAAGTTAACGTTCCAGTTGTACTTGCTGTGCTTGCCGAAGTATTCTAACAGTTTAGGGCTTTCTTCTCGAGAAACCCATATGTCTGTATAACCTAGGCTCATGGCCATATCTGTAGAAGCATCTAGGGTTTCTAAACCGCGATTTAGATCAGCTGCGTATCCACCAAAGTCGTAGGTTACGTCTCGAGTATGCCTTGACATTATGCGTATGGAACCATTATATTGCGGGCGTTCTATGCCAGCTGAATAATAGATCAAATGTGGATCAAACGCCATTCTTGCGAAAACAGTGTATTCCAGCAATGAATTCTTCAGATAATTCTCAGCGTGTTTGTGATTGATGTTTTGCTGGAACAGTTGACGTATATCATCCTTAAAGTCGTCTATCTTAGAGATTCGCCATAGCATTGATGTTATAACACGGGTTTAGCGAAGTTAAATCGCTTGATGTCGTTTATGTAATAGTCGCCTACTAGATCAGCTGTGCGTTTGTTATAGTAGCTGTTATGATCGTCTCTAACCGAGACATTATCGCGGAATTTGAAATCATATTCGTCAAATTTATAGACAACTGTGTCGTCATTCAACCATTCGATCTGTTCTGTCCATGCGACAGGCCCCCATTTAGCATAGCCAGGATCGTTAGCGTATTTCTTGTCAACATAACGCTGTTCAACGAAATCTTCAAATGATATATCCATGTTTTTCGTGCGTTTGTTGTAGACGTATCGAGAAACAGTCCTGTCCCAGGGATTGCGCACGATAGCAAAGGTTGGTAGCAGCTTGAACCTCTTGGGTACGCTAGCTGCTGGCAAATGGCAATGGTCGCCGTCTACATATAACAATGCTTCGTGGACATTACCCCTGTGTGGGGTCCAAGCATTAACGCCATATTCGCGCATTATGCTATTGCACCCATTCTTGGGTATCAATATGAAAATGCGATCACTGAATATTATCATAGATCCTCTATATCATCGGTTCCGTCAAGACTGAACATCAGCGCGATTCTTGGATTTTTGCTCATGTTAATGACTGCGTGTGGATATCCTATGTTCAAGAAATAGGCATTGCCTGGTTCCAGTGTGTAGGCTTCTAACTTGCCGTCTCGCCTGAACAAGTTTACCACCTCCTTGTCGCTGTAGATAGGCACTATGCATCTTACAGCATAGCTAACGTCGTAGTCTACATGGAATGGGATGACCTTTCCGCTAGCAAGCTTGGTTATGCGCACTCTGCTCGCTGGGGCTTTGCACTGGGTTACAATTTCCTGGAAATAACTACCGGTGTAATCCTCGGTTGGTACGTTATAAAGATGTTCCTCGCGGCGGCGCAACCTTTCCTTTATGCTAGCTTCGAACGGCAATATTTCACTAGGTACTGTGAGATTGATCTGTTCAAAATTTTCGTAGACATCTTTGACCAGCTGTTCGTGGTTCATGCAGAGCATGGGATTAGCTGATTCTACGTCGATGAATTTGTTTGCTAGTTTATCGCAAGCCTGCTGTAACTTCTCAATATCAATTGATAGATTGAGATTAGCCATGCTGGGTAGTTGATGCTTGTTGATTGATTTGCTCACGTTCTGATTCCTCATCCAAAATAATTATGTTTTACCCGAGAAGGCGAATCAAGATTAAGATTTTGTCTTGGTACTGAGTCTATCTATGAACCAACCGCCTAGGTCAAATTCCCACCATTTTTCGCCAAATTTTGCTGATGTCGGCCTGTTGTGATGATTGTTGTGCCAACCTTCGCCCCACATTAGATAACCTAACCACCAAATGTTAGTGCTATCGTCTCTGGTATTGTGGTTTCTATATCCGACCATATGCGTCAAGGTATTTATGAATGACCCTGCGTTCCATAAGATAGCAGCTGGGGTGAGATAACAGCACAGCATCAGCATTGGATCTATAGCAAACCATGCGCATAGCACTACGAGATGTATGGCAATGTAGTGTTGCTGTAACCATAGATGAAAAGGATCTCGTATCAAATGGACAGCATATCTTGGTTTTGGAGTTTCAAACATGCTTAGCCATTGTGCTGAGAAGAATCCCTTGTGTTTGGGACTGTGTGGATCTAGCTCGTCATCTGTGTGATGATGATGTTCGCGGTGCACTGCTACCCATGCTATACTGCTGCCCGTGAGGCCGTAGATACCGCAGAGTGTTCCTAATATCTCAAACCACCGAGGTGCAGGCCAGCTTTTGTGACTTAACAGTCTATGATAGGTCATGGTCATTCCGAAGCAGCCCGTCACGAAGTAAACTGCAAATGATATGATCCAATGGTACCAATGACCGTATATCACCTGAGCGACCAACCCGGCGTGTGCTACCACCTGTAACACAGCAAGCGCATGCTTATCTGACCAAAATCTCCTGGACATGATACCTCCTATACTATTTTAGCACATGCGTGGTCTTCATACAATCTACCCCTAATTTTATCAAGACCATTCCGTATAAATACTCTGCAAGACAGGAGATTAGGACATGGCTTTTACACCAACACTCAGCCAGTTTGGCGTGCCAATAGTACCAGGAGTTAGCGGTAACGGCATCCTCATGCCGAAGCTGAAATATCGCTTCAGGGTGAGCATGCAGAGCTTTGGACCCCCGGGTGCTGCCACAGAACTCACTGTGCAGGTGGCTACAGCTGGACGTCCTCAAATCCAGCATAACAGCACACCGATCCACAGTTACAATAACATCATGTATCTGGCGCAGAAACCAGAGTGGCAAAGCATAGAAATAACCGTGCGCGACGATGTCAACAGCAGCGTCAGCACGCTGGTAGCTTATCAGCTACAGAAGCAGATGAATCACTTCAATCAGACATCATTCCTATCGGGTATCAACTACAAGTTCAATACTCAAATTGAAACGCTTGACGGTTCAAACGACGGTGTGCTTGAAAACTGGTATCTCGAAGGTTGCTATCTCGAGACAGTTGCTTATGATACTTTTGATTACAGCAACAGCGAATCAATGATGATCACGCTTACAATACGTTACGATAACGCTACACAGGATCCAGACATCATGACAACCAATCCTGTACGTACTGGATTTGGACCACAAGTCGGTTAATTCGACGATCTGATGCAGGACTAAGCCGCTGTTATAGCGGCTTTTTCTGTGGCTAAATATCTGCATGGCTACGATCTTACAAAATACTTCTTACGCATCGGTCTTTTTTGGAGCGAATAATCCCGGCCAAGTCATGTACCAGATCCCCAGGGTCAAGTACATGTTCTATGCTAACTTCGTGGTAAGTCCAGAAGCTCTTAGCATGTTTTCAAATCTTTTCTCCATCAGCAACTGGCAAGGTGGAGTGAGCTTCAAGATCCGTACAGTTGACAAGCCTAACGTTGATCTACAACAGAGAGAACTGAACCAATACAATCGCAAGCGTTATGCTTATACAAAGACCGAATACAAGCCGGTGACGCTGTCTATATATGATACTGTAGACAACAGCCCGCTGACCATGTGGGTTGAATATTTCAACTATTACTTTGGTGATGCTAGAGCTAAATCTGCTATGACCATGGGTACAAGTCCTGTTGATCCCACATTTGATGACAGCACCGGTTGGGGTCTGCGTCCGTTGGTTAACCAAACAAACTTTTTCACTCAGTTGAACGTGTATAGCCTATTCAACAGAGAATATGCGTTGGTTACCTATCTGAATCCAAAAATAGCCAGTGTTGATTGGGGTAATCATGATACTTCCAGCAGCGACATGGAAGATTTCAGGATGACGTTAAACTATGAAACCCTGCAGTATGACACAGGAGTCATCACGCCTGAGCTAGCTAGTCAATTTGGTTTCGATGCTTCTCCTTACATAGAACCAGATTACACGCCCGCTCCAATACCAACTTCCTCTGGTCCCGGTGCTCTTACAGGCACAATCTATCAACCTAGTAATTTTGCTGATCGTCCTAGCATTGTAAGTCCAATAGCTAGCGTGACTTCTGTTTCGGGAGTAAGTGGTTCTAACTACACAGCTCTATTGAATGGATCTCAATACACTCCCGGAACACAGGTAAGTCGTCCGCAAGGTCAACAGGTATATGCTAGCGCACCGGGTGCAGGTGACCTAGTGGCCACTGATACAGATGTTGGCATCAATCCGAGCGATCAACCAATACCAGAAAACTATGGTCTGTCAGGGTTGCCTGCGGGTCAGTTACCCGATAATAATCAATATCTACCGCTGGAAAGCAGCGACGAATTTGTACCAGTAAGCGGTTTCGGTATCTACAATCTGTTGGGTTCATTTGGATCATTTAACTTTGGCGGTAATATGGTACCTCTGGCAGTTGGTGGTAATTTTACCAACAGTTATGATCCAATAACCGGACAAGTGAGCTATCGTCCAGGCGTGCCAAATGATAGCGCACAGAGAAGAGCTCAACCTGTCATAGTACCAGGACAACGAATACCAAATCAAGCAAGCGGTTATCATAACGCTAACAATACCAATTATGGACCAAACGGTCCGAGATATCTCACACAATATCAACAACTTCAGCAAGCAAGGCGCAGGGTGCAGCAGGGTGAAGTAAGCCTAACTGTTAGCATTGGCGATCCTACATACGATCAATATGGCACCTATGTTGGATATGATCAAGCTCCTTACCAGCCTGCTCCTTCGCCTGAGTTTGGCTTGAGCTTGTCTGCGGCAGCAGCGCTGAGCAACAACACAGTCGCTGGATTTGCTTACTTGGATGACCCGGCAGTATACGGAGGAGATCCTGATGATAATCTACCACCTCCTACGGTTTATCCTTATCAAAATGAAAACTTCAACAGCGAGGAGTTTGATTGATGAGTGGACGTAAGGATATCATCCAAAACAACATTCGCAAGCAATTAGCTCTACAAAGTGGTCAGCTGCAGGCAACGCAGCAGGGCGGCTCTTATCAATGGGCGAATGCCAAAGGCGTACCGCTGCCTTCTAGCCAAGGTGGTTACACAGATTATGCGCTGTCGCAAGCCCCAGCACGTTATGTAACAAACATGAATACCAACGCATATCAGCTAGCGTTGGGTGTGTTTAGCGGCCAGGGTGTTCCAGATGAGTTGATCCAAGTGTTGGCTAACATGGCAACATATTATAGCAGCCAAACCGGACAGCCTGTGAGCAGCCTTTTTCAAAATGGTGTGCTGTTGAACGATTTCATGGCTACTATTAACAGCATAAGATTACCAACTAGCCAAGTTGGCTATGTCGGTATAAATCCAAATCCAGTGTGGACTGGTAATCCGACCCTAGGTCCTACCATAGCAGCAGCGTTCACAGGCGCATGACAAAATATAGCCAAGGACGGTTCGTACCAAAGAATCCAAGCAAGCTGATAGGCAAAGCTGAGGTAGTGTTTCGCAGCAGCTGGGAATTGACCGTGATGAACTTCCTCGACACGCATCCCAGCGTGATACAGTGGGCCAGCGAGAGCATACGCATACCCTACATCAATCCCCTCACGGGTAAACCCAGCCAATACGTGCCAGATTTCATGGTGCTGTATCAAGACAAGAACGGAAAGCGCCGGGCAGAGATAGTAGAAGTCAAGCCTGCCAAGGAAGCCATGGTAGAAAATGCCAAGAGCAAGCGCGATAAGATCAGCCTCATACTAAACACTGCTAAATGGGCAGCGGCTATGAGCTACTGCAAGAAGAACGGTATGACTTTTAGAATCCTCACTGAAAGCGACATATATATCACAAAGCCCAAGAGGAAACGCTGATGGCCAATCGGTTCAAGACCCTAGAAGATACCTTTGATATGGAATCTGTGCCAGAAACTGAATCATCTAAGCCCGACGAGGCGGAAATTGAAGCCGCATTGGCAATGGCTGAAGATATTGATAGGCAGCTGAGCGCAGTGCGCGGTAAGGATCTACACGATCAAGAGATGGATGAGCTAGCTGGCATGGCTATCAAGGCACATCAAGATCTACAGGATCTTGGCATGAACGTTGAGATCAGGCATGCTGGAGAAATATTCAGCAGCAGCAGCCAAATGCTTAAGATAGCAGTGGATGCTAAGAATGCCAAAGTTGATAAAAAGCTCAAGATGTTGAAATTACAGTTAGATAAGCTCAAGCTAGACCGTACCACCAAGAGCAATAACGATGATGCGCTGGACGTGAAAGCAACCTTGATGGATCGTAATGAATTGTTGAAACAGCTGAGTGAAATAGATAACGACGCTAAATAACAGTCACATTGGAGCATCTATGGCCATGAAGTCGTTCAGAGAATATCTCGCTGAAAGTACCCGAGAATACGGATACGTTCTTAAATTGTCAGCAGAACCAAGCGATGAGCAGCTAGACGCTGCGGAGAGATATCTCTCACAGTTTGGGCTCGTTGAGATGACTCATCCCGTGTTGTTAGCAGACGACAAGCTAGATTTTGTTGATCAACCAAACGAGATGGTATGGCAGGTTAACTTTGTCACCACCATGCCGTTGAGCAGTTACATCACCATGGAAGGCCTACGTGAAGTGCTGAATGTTCCTGAAAAGAACATCGTGGTTCGCACAGCTGTTGAGCCAGTTGAAATACATGTAGATGACGCTATGACCGATCGCGGGTTTGGCAAGATAGCACGCGATGACAGCCTCACACCGATGGGCCGCATCAGCACTGATCGATTCTATCAAGATATTGAACAGCCTATAGTCACCGACATATATGGCGATGCTTACAACAAGCGTTTCTTAGATTATCTCGCAGGAGTGAAAGCAACCCGTCCAAGCGATGAAGTTGATTCTAGCCAACCTCTGTTTAGCTGGCTGGAAATGAACAAGGTTGCTCCGCGCGAACCAGTGCAGGATATGGCAGATTTCAATGCCGGATACGACACACCAAAGCCAGTTTATAAGCCATCTAGCAAAAACGTAGCAGATCCAACGCCTCGTAGCGGATTGGGTCCAGAAGGCAATTTTGATGATGGCGCAATGATAAATTACCGATTCTATAAAGATCGTGACGGTAAGAGAGTTAATCTTGGGGCTCCAAAAGCTCCCGACAAACCAGAATTCGTAAGGAAGGGTTAAACCATGGATTTCCATAGCATATTAGGCAAGCTTAGGGCTATTGAGTCCTTGGGACGCAAAGACAGTGTATACGAAGCAGAAGAATGCAACATGACAGCTGAGGGCGAAATGTGCCCCGTGCATGGCATGGAAGAATGCGCCGGTTATGCCGGAACCATACAGATGGAAGACAGCCGCGGTGAAATGATGGATGAAGAGTCTGATCATGAACGCGATGAACGTGCTGAAAAGGCCGGTCGCAAAGTAGCTCACGACATTGAGTATGACGAACGCCACAAGGATCACATACACGGTCACAAGCGTGGTAGCGAGGATGACAAGGCAGAACATGCTGGGCATGAAGTTACCAAAGACATAGAACATGATGAGATGCATGAAAACATGGAAGAAGGCGAGTGCAACATGACTGCTGAGGGCGAGATGTGCCCAGTGCACGGCATGGAAGAGTGCTGGTCAGCTAGCATGGAAGAAGACGCACCGCTTGGTCCAATACCATTTACTCCGATCGGAGCTACCAACAATGGTCCTAGCATGGATGGTTATGTGTATGCGTATACAGAAAGCCAGAAGCAGTTGCGCGAGAGCCTGAACATAGTGATTAACCAGAACATTGACGACCAAGGCAGCCACAAGAGCATGACTGTAACGGCCACAGATGAGGACTTTGACTCTCTGGAGCGTTTGTTGGCAATGAGCGGTATAGGTCGCAGCCGTGCGCCAACAGAAGTTGTAGTAGCTGAACCTCAGGCAGGTATGCCATATGGTACAGAAGAACCAACCTGCCAGCATTGCGGTAATCCGCAGAGCCAATGCACATGCGAAGAAGTTACCATGGAGAATGCCGATCATGATTACGGACATGATGAGCATTTAGAAGCAGGCGAACCTGTAGATGTTAAGGATTACATCTACAACGGACGCCACATCAATCAGCGATTCGGTAAGATCGGCGACAACACGTTGATGGCAGAACAAGCTGAGAGAGCAGATAGCTTGTTCAACGTTCTCAACGAAGAATACACTAGCTATCTAATAGAGGCAGAGTTAGAAACTAGCAATGCTGGTTCGCAAAGCCCTCTCACAGCTACGTCGCGCGATACCTTTGACAAGGATCCGTTCAGCGATGAGGAGCCAGTTACAGACGGTAGCCGCAGTCCTCTTAGCCATATCGGCCGCCAAGACGTCATGAATTGATAGATTTGGAAAAATTTACCATAAGTAACAGCGGCATAATGCCGCTGTTCGCTTGAGTGACACATGGCTAAAAACGACATAGACTTTCAATTAGTAAAGCAGGCTCACAAGAAGACTGCTTATACATCTGAACAGATACGCGAGATAGCACGCTGCGCAAAAGATCCGCTGTACTTCATGGAAAATTACATGAAGATACAGCATCCTACAAAAGGGCGCATGCCTTTTGAAGCGTATGAGTATCAGAAAAGGTTGGTCCATTGCTATTGGAAGAACACTTCTGTAGTAGCACTGCTACCTAGGCAGAGCGGTAAGACCACTACCGCAGCAGGTTATCTGTTGTGGTATGCAATGTTTAACGATGACGTGACTGTGCTGATAGCAGCTAACAAGTTCCGTGCTGCTAACGAGATTATGGATCGCGTGAAATTCGCATATGAGGAATTGCCAGATTGGCTACGTGCTGGGGTAGCTACCTACAATGTGCAGGACATCAAGTTCGATAACGGTTCGCGCATCAAAGCAACCACAACAACGCCAGACAGCGGTCGTGGTATGTCCATATCACTGCTATACCTAGACGAGTTTGCGTTCGTTAAGCCGCGCATAGCTGACGAGTTTTGGACAGCTATGAGTCCTACGCTAGCAACGGGTGGTAAGTGCATCATCACCAGCACACCAAACAGCGACGAGGATAAGTTTGCTGAGATCTGGTTTGGGGCTAACAAGACTGTAGATGATTACGGCAATGATACTCCAGATGGTCTAGGCGTCAACGGTTTCGCTGCATTTACAGCTCACTACAGCGAAGTACCTGGCAGAGATGAAGTCTGGGCCGACAAGGAACGTGCTAAGATAACAGTTGATAGATTCCGCCGCGAATATGGATGCGAGTTTGTAACCGCTGATGAGACGCTCATCAATGCCAGCACACTGCTGCAGCTTCAGGGCACTGAACCACTTTTCAAAACTGGACAGACCCGCTGGTATGATCAAATCAAAGCAAACAAGACCTACCTCGTGGCGCTAGATCCAAGCGCAGGCGTTGGTAAAGATTTCAGCTGCATACAGGTGTTTAGCTTGCCTGACATGGTGCAAGTAGCAGAGTGGACGCACAATCGCACCAGCATACCTCAGCAGGTCAAGACCATGCAGAGCATCATAAATTTCATACACAGTGAGATGCGCAAGCTGAGCGAGCAGCGCGGCGAGCCTGAGATATATTTCACTTTGGAAAACAATAGCTGGGGTGAAGCAGCCATCGTTACAATAGATGAGATGGGCGAAGAAAGTTTCAATGCTATATGGCTCCATGAACCAAAAGTGCGCGGAGTGTCAAGGCTGCGCAGAGGTCTCAACACCAATGTGCGCAGCAAAGCCATGGCATGTACCAAGCTCAAGAGCCTAATCGAAAGCAACAAGTTAGTTTTGCGCAGCAAGACCTTGATACGACAGCTCAAGTTCTTCGTAGCCAAAGGCAACAGCTTTGAAGGCAAGGCCGGCGAAAATGATGATGCTGTGATGGCTACGATCCTTTGCGTGAGAATGATGCAGATGGTCACGCGCTGGGACGAGAGCATAGGAACTCTCATGAAGGATGATTTTGCCGAAGAGTTTGACGAACCCATGCCAATAAGCTTTGGCTATTAAACTAAATATGACATCATGAATCACAACTGGGACATCATAGGCGACAAGATCTTTGGCATACTGCGCGGTAGAGGATATCGCGTTCAGATGTTTGACAAGGGTGGCGCCAAGACCATGGACCCACATGATGCGACACGGTTCTTTGCTACCATACCCAGCCATGATCCCAATCTTGATAGCTTTAATATCTTGATCAGCCTACACAACGAGGACACCAACAGCCATTTGGACATCAAGTCGCCTGATCTCGCAGATGACAACGATTTCAACACGGTGATAAAGCTAAAAGACAGCCTACAGAACAATATCGGCGATCGTGAGAATCTCAGCGTGAACTGGTATAAGTTTGATCATGACATCGATCCACGCGAGGACGCAGTGAACAACATCCAAGAAAGCCGTGATATCAGCAAGCCATATGGTAGCACCAAGAGCAGCTATCAACAGATTGGTAACAGCAAGCTGATCATACGCCATACTGACCCTGTCAACGAGGAAAAGAAAGGCAGCCGTTGGCGCCATATCAAGAACATCTTCATTGAAACCAAGCTAGGTGAACGCTTCAACTATCCTCATCCGCACATAGCAGGTGCGCGTGCTATGGCAAGGCATCTCGCCAACGAGGGACGTTTCAACGACCAGACTGCCAAGGCCATACTAAAGATGAGCGAAGATTACATCAAGCTCAAGAAGGCCAACAAGTTGATGCGCGGCAAAGATGACGATCTCAGCTTAAAGGTTAAAGGTGCGCTTGAACAGCTAGCCAAGGAAAGCAAGCGTCTCAGCGGCAGCAAGGGTTATGCCAAGGGCATAGCTGAACTTGCTAATCGCACCACAAACAGCCCAGCTGAGAGAGTGATAGAACTGCGCGATAAGTTGGCTGAGACCTGTGGTTGCCAAAAGGACGATGATAGCGATCTAAGTTCGCTTGAAGCAGCAGCTAGATATCTAATCAGCCGCGGCTATGAAGTAACCCCGGTTGAACCAACAGCTGATCAGGATCCGATCGATATCGAGATCTTGCGTTTGGAGGAGTTGGCCGGCATCATATGACATGCTGGTCATTGCGTCTCTATTCCCACAACTCGGCGACTTTGTTGACCTTTCGCAGATAATCCATCTTACGCCAACCGTGCGATTGGGCGATTCTATACCCACTAAAGTAGCTAAACTTGGTCTTGCCTTGGAAGAACAGCTAGGTAGTGCAGTGTCTGATAGGGCTCTGTTGTTATGGTCACAGTATGAAATACCAACCATTGGCGCTGTCATAGCCAATATGAGACCATTCCATAGAGATCAGGTTATGCTGCCAACTTTAGACCTTCAGCAGACAGTTGGATGGGCAGCTGGACATAGTGTGGCAGTGATAAGATTGGCAGCAGTTGCTCAAGAAGCGGACACGATGGATTGGACTCCGTGGCCCCATTACATGACCAAGCGAGATATCACTGCCAACATCACATGGTGGGCCCAAAGAATAAATCTCAGAATCTATGAGGGTTCTCAATGAGAACTGCTGTTTTCATGCATGGGCATGCTCGCACTTGGAATTATACCAAGAACAACACCATAGAACTGATGACAGAGATCTATGGCAGCATAGATTGGTATTTTGGCGCGCCTCAGACGCAAACCATTAGCACTGAATCTATAAAAGAAGATTTTGCTGGACGCAATCTTGTGGCTTGCGAGTTATTAGATGAAACTACCTATCCATTGCCAACCGGCCATGATGATTTGTATAATTGGCGATTTTATAGTCCGGCATATTGGAAACTAGCATGGACAGATTATCGTCTTGGTATCATCAAGCGCAAACATGAACTGCTGAATGGATTTCGATATGACAATGTGCTGTTCCTCAGGCCAGATTGTTGGTATCTACCTCCGCATGATATGAATACTGCCAGATACAAATTACACAACATGGCCGTATCACAGATCGGTCCATCTGGTGGCATGTATGTGGACGATTGGGCATGTGATGATCTAGCATATAGAGCTGGCAGCGTAGCAGCTGACCTATTAAGCATGCGTTGGCATGATCACCATTATGATATACAAGATCCGCGGCAGTTGGTATCTGGAAACAGCCAAGCCCTGTTGGCACAATATGTAAGCAGATGCCAGATGAGCCAACACCCTGGTGGCGGATTTTTCAAGATGTTGTTGGTGCGTCCGGATCATGTTGATCAGTTGCCGTGGAGCTGGGAAAAACACGATTTATCACACAATGACAGCCCTACGTGGAGCTATCTAGCCACTGATAAAAAGATAGAGATATGCAGGAAGTTGGGAATAGACCCGCGGGATTACGACATGAATCCCAGTGATTATAGCCTGTGATATTGACACTTGACAAACCCTGCAGCATAAATACACTGTCAGTTAGCAATATATCGTTGCTGGCTGTCTATAGCACAATTAGGCACATGAAAGCACACATAGGAGGCACATTATCATGGCATTAGATCTTAAAGCAATCCAAGCTAAGCTGTTGGAACAGCAAGCTCGCAAAGACCGCTCCAAGGGCGGCACATTTACCGGTGACAATTCAATCTATCCATTCTGGAACAACCCAGAGGGCTCCACTGCCACTCTTAGGTTTCTCCCGGACGGCGACGACACCAACGACTTCTTCTGGGTGGAACGACTCATCATCAAGATCCCATTCCCTGGAGTCAAGGGGCAAAATGATGCTCGTCCAGTTGAAGTGCAGGTTCCTTGCATGGACATGTGGAAGCCAGGCAGCTGCCCCATCGCAGCCGAAACACGTCCGTGGTGGAAGGACCCTACTTTGGAAGATATGGCTCGCAAGTACTGGCGGAAGAAGAGCTATGTGTTCCAGGGTTTTGTCACGCAGAACCCTAACAAGGATGATCAAACACCGGAAAATCCAATCCGGAGATTTATCATCAATCCTAGCGTGTTTGATGCTATTAAGGCAATCCTTATGCGTCAGGATCTTGAGAATAGCCCTACTGATTACCAATCTGGACGCGATTTCTATCTATCTAAGACAACTAAGGGTGGCTATGCCAATTATAGCAGCTCATCTTGGTCTATGAAAGAACGTGCGCTCAGTGAAGATGAGATGAGTGCTATTGAAAAGAACGGATTGTTCACGCTCAACAGCTTCCTTCCAAAGAAGCCAGATGATGCGCATCTCGCAGCTATCATGGAGATGTTCGAAGCCAGCGTTAATGAAGACCTCTATGACGCAGAACGTTGGGGACAGTTCTATCGTCCAAACGGCATGCGCATGGATGCTTTTGCTAACAATGACGAAGCTACTGCCAACACAGTCGCAGCACCTGTGACCAAGCCAGTCACAGCAGCCAGCATCATGGAACGTGCAGCTCCAAAGGCAGCACCAGTTGATGATGCTCCGTTCGATGCTGATCCTCCAAAGGCAGCAGCACCAGCAGGTGACAAGCCAAAGATGAGCTCACCAGATGACATCTTGGCAGCCATCCGCGCACGCAAGCTCGGCGGTCAATCGTAATCCATAAAGTAATGGATGGGCGAATCTCGCCCATCCTGCCACATGATCACAGGAGCAAAACGTGAAACCATATGATCTATCTAAATTCCGCAAGGACATAACCAAGACAATTCCGAGCTTAAGCATTGGATTCCATGATCCCAAGACTTGGATCCACAGCGGCAACTACGCTCTCAACTATGCTATCAGCGGCGACTTTAAGAACGGTATTCCGTTAGGCAAGGTCACCATGTTTGCTGGACAGTCTGGTTCCGGTAAAAGCTATATCTGCTCAGGCAACATCATAAGAAACGCTCAGCGAGCGGGTGTGTTCCCGATCTTGATCGATACAGAGAACGCACTTGATGAGAACTGGCTCAAGCCACTGGGCGTTGATACTAGCGAAGACAAGCTGCTTAAAGTCAACATGGCCATGATCGACGACGTTGCTCGTTTGGTCAGCGATTTCATGAAAGACTACAAGAGCAGGTTTGACAAGGAAGATCCAGAGAATCGTCCAAAGATCCTGTTCGTGCTAGATTCTCTGGGCATGCTGCTGACTCCAACTGACGTGAATCAGTTTGAAGCTGGCGAGATGAAGGGCGACATGGGTCGCAAGCCCAAGGCACTGGCAGCACTGGTGCGTAACTGCGTGAACATGTTCGGTGAATATGATGTTGGATTGGTTGTCACCAACCATACCTATGCTAGCCAAGACATGTTTGATCCGGATGATAAGATCTCAGGCGGACAGGGTTTCGTATACGCTTCATCTATCGTAGTAGCAATGCGCAAGCTCAAGCTCAAAGAGGACGAGGAAGGCAAGAAAGTCACAGACGTTCGTGGTATCCGTGCTGCCTGTAAGATCATGAAGACTCGCTACAACAAGCCTTTTGAGAGCGTTGAGATCAAGATCCCTTGGGACACTGGTATGAACGAATACAGTGGTCTGATCGAGATGTTTGAAAAGAAGGGCGTGTTGGTCAAGGACGGTAACAAGCTCAAATACACTGATAAGACAGGCAAGGAACATAAGTACTTCCGGTCTAGTGTCAGCGATGAATTGCTTGATCTGATCATGACTGAATGGGACGAGAGCAAGGTCACTCTCGCTCAGGATGTTGCTGATAAAGACGCTGACGATCAAGAGATTGTACCATCGGAGGATTGATATGAACGTAAGCGCTGGCTTATTGCTAGAAGTTTGGGAAGTGGTCAGTGAACTGCTTCCAAACAATAAACGTGAAGACATGGCTCGCAAGTTGGTCAACATCTTCGCCGACAAGGGTATGGACAGAGATGACTTCGAAGCCATACACGGCGAAGATGAGCACCTTGACAGCGCGATAGAGGCCCAGTACACTGGTGAGTCGCATGGTTATGATGACTATGATGATGAGCTGGGATACGAGGACGAATGAACGACAAATCTGACCTGCTGTCCATACAAGGCGACGCATTCATTGAGCAGCTACGAGAGAAAGTAAATAACGCCATTGAATCACGCGAAGCCAAGGAAGTAGCTATAGTCCAGTTGGAGATACAGTTTGCCATGCTGCAGTATCTCCAACGCTTGGATTGGAAACTCTGGGAACTCTACAACAAGTTCGGTATCTAAATGTGGTACAACAAGATAGTCGATGACATGGGATTGCTTCCTGATGCCATCGACTGGTACCAGAAGCAGTTGGAAACTGCCTGGGTAGAAGCCAAGATAGTCGGTAGCATTGAACGAGCTTCTCAGGAGCTCAGTGGTATCATGGCCTATCGCTTTGGACAGCTACAAGAGATTGAAGCCATACTCAAGCATCTAAACATCAGATATGACAAGATGCGCAGCGATCATTATCGCAAATATCTAGAGAGATACCAGCGAGAGCTGACCGATCGTGCCATAGAAAAATACATCGACGGCGAAGATGATGTGGTCACTATGGCCACACTGGTCAACGAAGTTGCGCTGGTTCGCAACAAGTATCTGGCGCTGATCAAGGGGTTAGATGTCAAGCAGTTCCAGATCAGCAACATCGTACGCCTACGCATACAGGGCATGGAAGACGCGCATCTGGACACCAGAGGCTAAATCTGCTGGATTTTGACGGTTTTTTCCGTATTTTTGCCAATGATTTCAATAGCATAATTGCGCAAATTAATGCTTGACAGACCGTAGCAGTATGCTAATATGCACGTATTAGAGCAACAGCTACGGAGATTCCCATGGAACAGTATGTGCGCATTAGCTCGGGTTGGACTCGCGGCGGGGCTACCATCACGGATCGTTCGTTCCGCTTGCTAGACAATCTCAAGCGCGACAAGGATGGCATGTATATCACCGTGGAAAGCGACGGTGGTGCAGATCTCCGTGCTGGACGCAATCGCATTTACATGGAAGCCATCCACTGCTTCCAGCCCACGACCAAGGATTCTGCGCAGACCATTTCTGTACCTGTGATGGCCAAGACTGATGAAGAGATCGCTCGCGACCAGCGCGAGACCTTTGAGATCCTGGGCGAGATGACCAAGGCAGTTGCCAGCAACACGGTCAAGGGACTTGTAGTAAGCGGGCCTGCTGGTATCGGCAAGAGCCACACTGTGGAAACCACGCTGCACGAAACGCTGGACATGCTGGGCAAGCTCACAGGCCAAGGCCAGATGTATGAGATCATCAGCGGCGGCATCAGCGCTGCTGTTCTCTACGAAAAGCTCTGGGAATACCGCGAAGACAGCCAGGTGCTGGTGTTTGACGATTGCGACGGTGTGCTCTACGACGAAGACAGCCTCAACGTGCTGAAAGCAGCGCTGGATAGCAAGAAGACACGTCGCATCAGCTGGAACAC